ATCGCATCGTTCGTGAACGCCCGGCGCGCGATGGCGGCCAGCAGGGCGATGAAGCCGCCGATCAGCGCGGTGATGGCGGCGGTCAGGCCGATGTCGTGGAAGGCCTGGGCGACGTCGGTCAGAAAGCTTGTCTTGTCGGTCATGATGGGGCTTTCGTGGGGCGGTTTCGGGTGCGGGGCGGGGCTGGAAAGGGCAATTGTCCTGCTGGTTGAGTTCCGCCTTTGACGCGGGATCGCTTCTGAATGGCCGGGTGACTTGCGTATTGTCGGGGGTCAGCAATCGGTATCTGCCCGTTCCCTTTCAGTGTTGCGCCTGGTGTTGCACTCCGGCACTCAGGGTGCTGGCGCTGACAGGATCAGAGTGTGGATCGCGATGCGCACGGCCCCACCGGTAAAACCGCCGCCATTCGCCGTGAGGCGGATCGGCGTGTCGGCATAAAAGGCCTGCGGCCCGATCACGCCGACATTGCTGCTGCCCGCGCCGATCCCGAGGCTGCCTCCGAATTTGTCCACCTCGCCCGCGATGCCGCACCCATAGGACGTGGCACCGGTGATGGCGGCCAGCGTCCGGGTTGAGACGCCGAGCACGATGGCGCGGTCCGGGATCAGGGTGGTCGAGTCCATGGACGCTCCGGAAAGGTCGGACATGAGTTCTTCGTGCAGAGCGACAGCGCAGGCGGCGCCACCCGGGCCGGAGGCGATGGTGACGCTCGGGGCGCGCACCAGGTATCCGAACGCTTCGGGGAAGGTGGCCCAGCTGCTGCCGTTCCAGATCATGAGCTCTGCCTCATCCGCGATCCAGGCCAGCCAGCCCGGACGCGGCACCAGCCGCATCCAGACGCCGTCGACCCAGAAGGCGACGTTCAGATCCCAACCGGCCCAGAGCCCGGTGGCCCCGGAGGCCACGATATGCCGGTCCCCATTTGTGGGGCTGGCGGGCGGGGTGGTGCGCGTGCGGTCCAGCACCGACAGCTGCACCATGGCGTCCAGCAGGCGCAGGGCTTCATTGTGGGTGACATGCTTCTGGGCCTGCGAGGCCAGGATGTAGGGCAGCAGGAGATGGGGTGTGATGTCGGACATGATTGCCTTCAGAAGGTGAGGGTAACGGATTTTGCAGCGCCCCGACCGATCAGGGCGGAGAGCTGACAGATGCGCAGCTGCAGGCTATCGCCGGGGCCGAGCAGCGCGCCCCAATCGGTAGTCTGCTGGGCCGCGGTGTAGACGGCGCTGGTCGTCGCGGTGGTCAGTGTGCGTTTCACCGAACCGCCGCTCAGTATGTCGACCTCATAAGCCTCAACGTCTTCGGCCAACGGGACTTCTCCCGCGCCCCAGGTGTCGGCGGCGAGCGACCGGGACCGGCGCGTCCAGCGGATGGTCAGATCGCCGGGGCTGCGCGCCGTGCGCCATGGCTGCTGCACATGAGCGACGGAAAAGGGCCGCAGCCCCGCGCCTTCCGGCGTGAAGGGAACGGCGACATAGGTCTCATCGCTGACCGGGTGCTGCGCCGGGCCGATGCGCCAGGTCCATGGCAGGCCCAGATCGGCCTCAGAAATTGGTAGTGAGGCCAGCGTGGTGTCCAGCACGACAACCCGCGCGCCGGTGGGCACCATGCTGACAACAGCACCTTCTGTCCCACGCTGACCGCGCAGCAGCCGGGTCAGGCGGTAGCGACCTGGTGCTATCAGCTCGGCCGCGCCTGCCTGGACGATTTCCCATTGGCCGGGACCGGTTTGCACCGCCAGCGCATTGGCCCCGCCCAGAAGCGCGATGTCCGTCACGCTTTCCAGCGTGCCCGAGAACAGATCGACCACCAGCGCAGTGCCAAGATCGAAGCGCGAGACCGGACCGGACAGGAACTCCGCCGCGAGCTGCCCCATCCGCGCGCGCGTGCCAAAACTGGTCAGCAGGGCAAAACCATCCGTTGCAGCGCTGCGCAAGACAGCCATCTCGCCGGGCCACGGCCTGGCATGGGCGGCGATCAGCGGTCGGTGGGCGGGCTGATCCTCGCGCAGCTGCGGCAGGTCCAGCAGGATCACATCCGGGGCCCCGAACACGGCGGGCGTCACCAGCGAGGCCGGGCGCGGATCGCCGGGCGGCAGAGAGGTGGCGGCGCGGTCCTGGCGCACGGCGTCGATCCCCCGCACATCCTTGTCCGCAATCGACACCAGCCGCATCTCGGTCAGGCGACCGTCATGATTGAGCAGGATCACGTCGCACGGGTCCAGTGCCAGCTGTGAGGGCGGCAGGCGGAACAGGGCTGTTTCGCGCCCGACCCAGGCCTCCATCAGCGCACGGCGGCAGCGGCGTTCGGCCTCCTCGGGCGGCACGGCCATCGGGAAGGCCTCCGCGGCGATGCGCGTGGTGTCCACGGTGATGCGGCGCGCCTCGACCTGTGCTGCGTCGTAATCCTCGTCCGCCCGCGCGACCTGCCATTTGAGCGCTTGCGGCAGTTCGGTTTCCTGCGCGCGGGTCAGCTCCATCACATCGCCCTGCGCGGAGCCGGGGGCCACCATACCGTCGGGTGTGACCGTGACGCCCGCGATCTGGCCGCGCATGACAAAGCGGATGCGGCCCTCGGTCTCGATGGCATCGAAGCCGAAATGGCGGGCCAGCGCCGAGATCGAGGCGCGCGGGGCTTCCAGGGCGGAGATCACATAGCCCTCGACAGCACCCCAGAGGCCGGTGACGTCGATCCGGGTCTCGGGCAGTCCGGCGCGCAGGCACAGGTGGCGCACAAGGGCCGCCAGCGAGACCGACCCAAGCCGACCCGTCAGCCAATGGCCCAGCCGCCAGTTCGGACCATCGGTCCAGACATCGCTGAGCCCGGGAAAGAACGGATAGGGCCGCGCGTCCCAGGTCCAGGCGGCACATTCGGGCAGGTTGACCATGGGCGCGCCGTTGATCGCCGAGACCGGATTGTTGGCCGGATCGCCCCAATGCAGATAGGTCGCCTCAAGATAGGCGCGCTGGATCGCATCGTCGCGCCAGCCCCGCGAGAAGTGGGGCGTGAGGCTCTCCGACGATTTGGGGTCGAAGAACACGTTGGGCTGGTTGGTGCCGCGGTCGATGGCCGGGCAGCCCAGTTCCGTGAACCAGATCGGCTTTGATTGCGGCACCCATGCGGTCGGCGCGCCGCTCTCCACGCCACCGGGGCGGTTGAAATGCGGGTTCGACCACCAGGCGCGCAGATCCTTGTAGCGAAACACCCACGGCTTTGCGGCGGCACCATCGGTGATGGGGGTGCGGGTCTGCGCCGCCCGGTCGGCCGGGTTGGCGTAGAACCAGTCAAACCCCTCGCCGCCGGTGATGTTGGATTGCAGATACGCGCGGTCATAGATGGCGGGGGCTAGGGCGGCATCGGCATGATCGAACCCGTCGCGCCAATCCGACAGCGGCATGTAATTGTCGATGCCGATGAAATCGATCTCCGGATCGGCCCAGAGCGGGTCGAGGTGGAAGACCACATCGCCGCTGCCGTCGCCCGGCTGGTGGCCGAAGTATTCTGACCAGTCGGCGGCGTAGCTGATCTTTGTGCCCGCCCCGAGGATTGAGCGCACGGCAGCCGCCAGATCACGATAGGCCTGCACTGCCGGATAGCTCAAAGCGTCCGACCTGATCGTCGTCAGGCCGGGCATCTCGGTGCCGATCAGGAAGGCATCGACGCCTCCTGCCGCCGCGCAAAGATGGGCGTAGTGCAGCACCATGCGGCGCAGGCCCCAGTCACTGGCCGCGCCGGTCCAGGCGACGGCCTCGCCGGAAACGCTGAAACTGCCGGGCGTGGCCGCGCCGAACAGCGCGGCCACCTGCGATGCCGCCGCACCGGTCTTGTCGACCGATCCGGCATAGCCCGCCGCCGGGGAACAGGTGATCCGGCCGCGCCAGGGGAAAGCAGGCTGGCCCGCAGTGGCGGCGTTGTCGGAATAGGGGGTCGGCAGGGTGTTGCCGGGCGGCACATCCATCAGGAGAAACGGATAGAAGGTCACGCGCAGGCCCCGCGCCCTGATCTCCCGGATCGCCTGCACCACGGCGAAGTCCGCCGGGGTGCCGCCATAGACCGGGCGGTCCTCGCTGTCCCGGCTCACCAGAACCGCATTGCCGCGGCTGACGCCGTTCACCGACCAGAACGCGGGCGTGGTCACCTTGGCCGCAACCTCGACGCCGGGGCGGACCTTGCAACTGCCCGCCCGCAGGTCATCGCCGAACCACGCGACCACCAGGCTGACACTTTCGACCATCGGGGCCATGGCCTGAAGCCGGTCGAGTGCGACAACGATGTCCGCCGTGCCGGAGATGGCGTTCAGGTTCTCGGCGGTGGTCGCGCTGCCGGGGCCGGTGGATTTCTTCACCGGCACGGTTGCGTAGCTGAACTCGCCCGAGGCCGGGATCAGCGTGACGGCGCGCACCAACCCCTCGGCCGTGTCCGGGTCAGCCAGCGGCCGGAACACCTCAAAACTGATCTGCGGCAGGCGGTTGCCGAAGGGGCTGAGGTCCAGCTCCTCAAACACAACATAGGCGGTGCCGCGATAGCCGGGGGTGTTGGCGGCCCCCATCCTGGCCGAGATGAACGGGTCCGGGCCCTGCGCCGCGTCGCCGGGATACCAGCGCCAGGTGACGGTGCCCAAGTCCATCGGTTTGCCGTCCGCCCAGACGCGGCCGATGCCGGTGATCGGGCCTTCGCACAGGGCCACGGCGAAAGACGCGTAGTACAGATACTCGGTCGTCCTGACCTTGCCGCCGCCGCCGCCACCCTTGCCGCCGCCTTGGCTGCTGGTCCTGCTTTCCTCCCGGAAATCGGTGGCCCAGATGATGGTGCCGCCAATCCGCATCCGCCCGTAAAGGCGCGGGATCACGGCCCCTTCGGTCGCGGAGGTGATGCGCAAGCTGTCGAGCCGCGCGCCCTCGATGCGTTGGGTGGGGGCCAGCGACGACACGATCCAGTTGTCGACGACCGAGCCGATGGCGGAGCCGACAAAGCCGCCGATGGTCGCGGCGCTGACGCCAAGGATCGCGCCGCCGACGCTGCCGCCGATGGCAGCACCTGCGGCACCGAGAACGAGTGTGGCCATGCGAGACCTTTCAGAGGATGCCCGAGGGCGGAAACAGGAAAGCGAAGGCGATGCGCCGCCGCCAGGACGGAGTGAGCGCTTCCTCGACGACGCCAAGGCGCTCATAGGCGTGGAGGAAACTGTCAGGCCCGGTCAGGACGCCCACATGCTTTGCGATGGCGCGCGGGGCCATGCGGAACAGGACCAGCGCGCCGGGACCGGCCTCAAGGGGCGCGATCTCGGTCATCATCCGGCGTGCGCCGATCGCCAGCACTTCGCGTGGCCCGGTCGGCCCTGCCTGGCCTTGTCTGCCTTCAATCGCTCCACCGGAGCGATTGATCCCTTCGGGACCGGCTACCAAGCCCCAATCACGACTATAGGGCGGGACCCGGAACGGCTCGGGGCCCACCACCTCGCGCCAGACGCCCCGCGCAAGGCCGAGGCAATCGCAGCCGACCCCGCGCAGGCTCGCCTGATCATGGTAGGGCGTGCCGAGCCAAGAGCGGGCAGTGGCAATGATGAGGGCAGGATCGGCGGTGGCTCCCGTGCATCGCGATGCGATGCCCTGCCGCCCGTCGCGTCCGTTGGAAACGACGTTGGTCACAGCACGTTCCCTTCATGGCTGCCGTCCTGGCTGGCATAGCGCAGCACCGCATCTTGTCCGGGGATGCTGGGGAAGCCGCGGAAGTTCACGGTATTGGCGAACTTCCCGCCGCAGGTGGCGATGCGTTTGTCGCAACCCGCCCGCGCGACGAAGCTGTCGCCCCCGGCGATGGCGCGCACCGGCGCTTCCAGCAGGGTCAGCGTCGCGATGCTGCCGTCCAGGTCATGCGCCAGCACCTCGGTGATCCGCCCGGCATTGACCCCGCTCGTCCAGGTGAGCGTGCCGGAGGTGAACCAGCCCGCCGCGAACGCCGACAGCCCCGAGGCGAGGAACGCCCGGTCGCGCAGCAGGTCAGTGACCGCGCCCGCACCCTTGTAGGCCGGGTTCTCCAGATCGATCCCGCAGCGCGCATCGCCCAACGCCGCGTCACACTCCGCCTGAAATGTCCGCCCGACGGTCTGGCCCAGCACATGCGCCAGCGACCGCACCTCGGCCACGAAGGCCATGCGCCCGCGCCGGATCTGCCCCACGGCCCCGCGCCGCATCAGCACCCGCTGGCCGGGGTCGGCCCAGTTCACCCGCCACAGCTCCACCTCGGCATTGTCCCAGCAGCCATCGAGAATGTCGGTTTCGGTGATGCGGTCGGACGTCAGCACGCCCTCGGCGTCCTGCGCATCGACGGCCAGATCGGAGCCGGAGCGTATCTCCGACGCGGCAAACCCGCTTTCCGGCTCGAACGCCGTGCCATCGAACGCCAGCGCGCGGTCATGATCGGTGAAGCCCAGCGTCACCCCGTCCGCGCGCGAAATCCGCCAGCACCAGGACAGGCTGGTGGTGCCGTCGTCCAGATGCGCCTGCAGTGCCGGGGACAGGGATTTCACGGCGACGCTCCTGTTGTGGGCGGTGCGTACGCGGAGGACGTTGCGTGCCAGTCCAGGGTGACGCCCGTGTCGACCCGAAGGCAAAACCCGACGCCCCAGCAGGTCTCGATCCGCAGGCCCGGGACATCCGGATGCCGCAGCTTCTGGCGAAGTCCGCACAGGCGCACGCCCACGACGCGGGTATCGGGCCAGTCGTCATAGGGCCTGATCTGGTACATGGCGAACATCAGGGCTTCTTGCGTCACGGGCCTGCCCCGGTGGCGGTCGAGGTGATAGAGCAGGCGGGCTTCGAGCCGCGTCAGGGTGAGGCCCGGCACGGGCGTGAGGCTCATTTCCGGGATCTGGTGGGTCAGCCCGTCCAGCAGCCCCAGAAGATGGTCCACCGCCACAATCGGCTTCATGTCCTGAATGGCCTCGCGGTAGTCATCGGGGTCAAGGATGGCGATATCGCCCGCCTCAAGGGGCGGCTGCGGCAGCTCCTGCTGGCGGATCCCGGCGGGGCGCTTTTGAAACCGGACACCGCTGCTTTTTGCAAAGCGGTGCACCGAGGCGCGCGAGGTGCCAAGGGCTGCGGCCGTGCGGGTCTTGCTGAAGCCCGCCTCCGCCATCTGCTGCATCCGGGCGCGCTGTCTGATGCGGCTGATATCCTTGCCGGTGTGCAGGATTTTGGACAGTTGATCTGACATGGCGACAGCGTCCTATGACAGAGCCAGAATGGCACCGGCCGTCGTGCCGGTGGCGAGCACCCGCCGGGTCCGGATCGGCACAACGCCCTGCGCTGCGACAAAGGTGACGGTCTCGAAGCTGTAGGTGACCAGCGTCACGTCGCCGGTGACCCCGACATAAAGCGCGGAGCTGATATGGCTGAGATCCACGGTGTCATCGGGGGTGACCGTTGCGGCGCGGGTGGCGGGCCCGAAAATCGGGGAGAACTCCCCCGACCAGTTGTCGGCGATGGGCATGGATGCCTCCTTCAGAAAGCGTTTGGAACTTGCGGGAAGAAACCGGCCCGGCGGCGTGGTCAGCGCCGGATCTCGATCAGCGGGATCGAGGTGATCGAGCCCAGCCGCTCAAGGTCGAGCGTGACGTCGAGCGTGTCGGTGTCGAAGCGGACGGGCACGTCAAACTCATAGCCCGCGGTGATCGCGACGCCCGGGCCGGGGGCCGTGTTGAGGCTCACGCGGCCGGTGGCGGCATCGACCGACCAGCCCGACATCTGCGCGACCCCGTCCAGCGCGAGGCGGACGCTGCCTGCGACCGGCTTGGCAATGGCGCGGGTCCAGAATTGCGCGCCAGAGACGTAATGCTTCAGCAGCGCGAAGGTCGTGGCTGCCCCGGTGCCGGTCCCGATCTGCTGGTCGGTCGCATCGATCGCCTGCGATGGGGGGCAGGACTTGTAATCGGCCCAGTCCTTGAAGCGGAACCCGTGCAGCCGACCGTTGCGCGCCTCGAAAAAGGCGACGACCAAAGCCAGATCGTCTGCCCGGCGGATGCCGTAGGCCACGTCGAACCGCCGACGCGAGTTGGCCCAGCTGGCGTTGCGTTCTTCGTCACCCGAGGCAAGTTCAACGATCTGGGTGCGGCGCTCCGGCCCACCCCGCGCGCCACGGCTGATGGTGTCGGGGAACCTGACCTCATGAAACGCCATCAATATTCTCCGTTGTTCGTGCTCTGGTTCTTGCGACCGGTTCCGTCGATCGGCACGCTCGAACCAGTGGCGCCTGCCGGTGGACTGCGGAACGCCATCACATGCCCCTCCGGCCCAGCGACACGGCGCGGGCGATGTCGGCCGCCACCTGTGTGCGCGATTGCCGGAAGCTTTCGGCGTCACGCGCGTTGATTGTGACAGAGATATTCGGGGCTGCACTTTGACCCCGGCCATAGCCAGCCGCCTCACGACGCGCCAGCACCCGCTCACCCCGTTGCAGGATCGCGGGAACCTCGTCGGGGCGCAGCCCCGCCCAGCCGCCGGAATGCATACGCGGGGCACCGGCGAAGGTCATGGCTGGCACCAGGCGCCCCGGACCTGGCGATCCGACCACGCCACCGCCATGCAGGACATCCGCAGACAAACCGCCCGCACCGCCCAGCGCGCCTGACAAGGCATCCGCGATGGGACCGAGCATGAAGCGCCGTGCGCCCAGCCTCGCCAGGTCGGCAATCATCGATGTGACCAGATCGCGGAAGTCGAGCCTGCCGGTTTTGACGAACGCGCCCATGGCGGTCTCGGCGCTCTGGAATGCGCCGACCAGTGTCTGGCCGATATCGTCCCCGATATCACGGGCCTTGGCGGCATAGTCGGCGAGCGTGGCGGTGACCGCACCCCAGCCTGTTGCCGCTGTTTCGGCACCGGTGGCGGCCGCTGTCCCGGCAGCGCGTGCGGCGGCGGCAGCACCACTGGCAGCGGCGGCAGTCTCGTCCAATTCCAGCCCGAGTGCGTCCGCCGAGGCCGCAGCATCGGCGAGGGCTGTTTCAGCTTCGGTTCCTGCGCTGGTCACCGCATCTCGCAGCGCCTGCCAACTCGCCAAAGGGCGGTCTGCGGCATCGGCCAGCATTCCCGCCGCCTCGCGGTAGCCATCGGCGCGGGCGCGGGCGTCGGCCGCCGCCGCTCCAAGACCGAGGTCAGGCGGTTCCAGATAGGTGCGCGACAGCGCGGCGGAGAAGGCATCGGCTGCGGCGGCACCCGCTGCGGTTGCCGCACCTTCAAACGGATTGCCGATCCGCGCCAGTTCCAAGGGGTCCAGCGTGCCGATCCGGACCCCACCTTCACCCGTTGCCCATTCCGGCAGCAGCGCCAGAGCGGCGTTCAACCCGTTGATGAACCCGTTGATCCGGGTGACGACACCGTTCAGCATCGCCTCGACGCCGGAGATCAGACCGTTCGCAGCCTGAAACGCGAAGTCGCCAATGGCACCGGGGAGCCGCCCCCAGATCGCCACGGCTGCATCATAAGCCCCCTGGAAAATCGCCGCCGTCCGGTCGCCAAAGCTCACCACGCCCGCGATGGTGCCCTCAAGTGCTGAAAGACTTGCTGCCTTCAGCCCCTCCCACCCGGCCGCCATTTGTGCAAATGCACCATCGAGCGCCAGCCCCATCCTCGACCAGACCTCCTTGGCCAGATCGGCCAGCAGGTGAAACGCCTCTCCAACGCTGCCAACCCGGGTGACAAGTTGCGTGAATTGATAGACCAGCTCTCCAG